ATAGACAATCAACTTGTGGTGGGACTTTAAGTAGTGGATGACCGATGCGTGATTGCGCCCAAGAATAGAACCCATCTTACTTGGCCCAGCGAGGTTGTGAAAAGCATTGGCGAAGGCGGTACGCGCATAGACGATGGGTCGCTTTCGGCTTTGGTCTTCTACGATTCCTAATCGGTCAAAGAAAATTTCTTTTGCTGCATAAAGTTCCGTTATTTCCATTGTCCTCTGATATAGGTTACTTCATCAATTTCGTTATTGACAAATTTAGTATTTATTTCTTTAAGGCTCATCTCCCATATACCTCGTTGGCTTTTGATGGTGAGCATCGTTTTCTCTTGGAAGTCGTTGCATAGAGTCTTGCAAGTGCATCCCTTACAATAGTAGGTGAGGCGTTCCGTTATTTCAAAGACCTCTCCGCTTTTTGAGCGGATGTGGTCAGAGGGCTGGAAGTTCTTATAGGTTCTCGGCTGCATTGTCAAGTGCTTTTTGGAGTTTGTCAATGGTTTGTTTCATCTCGTTATTCTCAAGTTTGAGCTTTGAGTTTTCTAATCGGGCTTCTCCCAAGAAACGATTCACGCTACGCTCATAGTCTATGAAGTAGTTTAAAATCCTATCCACCTCTACAAGGTCAATAATCTTGTTTATGATGTCGTTTTGCTCTTGGGTGGTTTCTGCGTAGTGAGCGCAATCATTCAACCAAATGAGGATAGCCCCAAGAAGCATCTGCTTTTCTCTAATATGTAGCTCGTTGAAGGTAGGGTCAGAAGGGAACATCCTCTTGTTTTTTAGTTTCGGGCAAGGTAATTAAATTCTTGTAGCCGATGATATATCCGACATTGTATTTGATGGATTGAACTCTAATCGGTTGGTCAAGGGGTGTAGGTCTGCCTCCCGTTTCCAGTTCCTTCACCTTGCGGATGTGGATGTCTGTAAATACCCAATCGGTTTCGTGTTGTGTGTAGCGGTGGATTACCATAAACTCATCCGCTCGGTTTACAAACTTACCTCCTCCTTCAACATCACTCGCCATAGGAGGGATGGGGTGACCTTCATAGGGGTGTCCCTTGTAATGAATCTTCCTCAAAGCTTCCGTTGCTGGGTGAGTGTTTAGGATTAAGGTGGCGTTGAACTTCTTGCAGAATACTCGTATATGGCTTGTCGCTTCATAGTGGTATTCGTGAGAGGATACTTTACCCAAACGCTTTTGGTTTATTGTTAGGGAGTTGTAGGGGTCTATCAAGACACCCTCAAAAGGGAACTCATCATAGATTTCCTCCATTGTCTCCAAGAGACTGAATACATCATACAGTTGTTCGGGGTCAATGAAGGCAAAATGCGCTTGTACATAGTCGTATTTCCGTGCGAAGGTCACATCATCAACATATTGGATTTGCTTCCCGCAGAGGAACTCTATCAATTTGCGTTGGATGCTCTTGACATCGTTCTCCGATGAGTATACCAACCACTTCGTTCCGTTGTTTAGTGTGTGGAGGAGCATCAAGTAAAGCATCGTGTGGGTCTTACCGACATTGGCGTGACCAGTAACTACGATGAAGTTGCCCCTCTTAAACCGCAAATAGTCATCAATCTCCGAATGTCCAAACTTGGAGGCTTCGGGGATAAGACCTTTACGGGCTTTTTGGAGGTAGTCAAAGACATCTCCGTTTCTAATGAGTGAGGGGTGAGTCATAAAAACAAAGGAAAGAAAAAAACCCCACCGAAGTGGGGCTTAATTTAGAAGGGCATTGATGATTCTTGGAAGTGTGCCTCGTAGGATGCACCTTGCGCTGCTGCGCCCGTGACTACGGGGAGGTACTTGTCTACGAAAGAGGGGATATCCGTGATTTGAATCTTGCCAGAGGATACCAAGTCAATAGCACCTTTGAATACTACGCTACGCGCGATTTGTTCTGATTGGTTTGAGTTGCTCACTTTGGGGGTGTAGTTAGAGTTAGAGGTTGGGAAGTTGCTTTGTTCGCGTTGAATCTTGATTCCACCACGCTCGTTCTTGGTGTACTGGACATCATCACCCACCTTGTAGGATGGGGAGGTAGATTTAGCGAGGACATTTCCATTGTCATTGTTGTCAAAGGCGATGTCAAGGATGTGAAATTCCTTCCACATACGACCCGTGTCTTGGAGGCTTACGATTTTAGGCATTATTAAGGGATTGAGTTAAACTATTTAAAAAGGCGATGTTGTTGAGAATGTGTTGTTCGTGGTTCTTTTTGGCTTCTGCCAATTCGCATTCAAGGCGAACTACTCGTTCCTCAAGCCATTGGATGTATGAATTGTCGGTCATCGGAACAATTTGTTAAAGATGAAGTCTTGCGTGGCTAACTCCGCATTTAAAACGGGATTACTTACTACCTCAAGGGCATCAATGCGCTTTTGCATTGCTTCAATACGAGCATCTTGCATCTCAATGATGGACTCGTAAGACTGGGGTGATAGATTGTAATTCATAGTGTGTTGGTTTAATTACTCAACAAACATATGTTGAAAATTCTAATCTACCAAACTCCCTTTAAAAAAAATCTTTGCGGTGTTTTTCTCCAGTTCGGGGTTGTATATGATGGTGAGCTTGGGGAAGTAGACCTTCGTGTCATCCTTCACGCCTCCCCATTCTTTGAGAGCATCCATCCCAAACTTGACTGCCATAATGCAGTTGTCAATGTCGTAGCCAAGATTAGTCTCAAGGGTTACGGCTACGCTCTTAAATTCTATTTTGTCGTATTGGTCAAGTTGCTCAAGGAACTCTGCCTTGAATTTATCTTTTGCCTTCTTGCGTACTATCCAATGCTTACTGGCGTAGAAGGTATTCAGAGAGGGTACTTTGCCTACCTCAAGGCTTATAGCCACATCGGTCAGCGAAGTGGGGGTCAAGCTCGTGGATACGCTTGAGGATTTCTTGTTCTTGTCGGAGGGCTTCTTGTCTTGAGTCATAGGTCGGTTCGCAGTTGGCGAATAACATTGCAGCCTCTCGGAGAAGATTGTCAATCTTTCTTTTTGTCGCTTTGTTGGTATAGTAATGCCATTCCATCGGATTTGGGTTTTGCGGAGGAATTGTGGAACTCAAAGTATTCAAGGTGGTTAGCAGATTTGTGGACTTGATGTTCTAACTCACGCTCAAGATGAGCGATGGCTTTCTTGATGTCTTGGGTGATTGGGTTGTTTGGTTTCTTACCAGCCCGTAAAAGGTAGGTGATTGCAGTACCCAAGTTGTAGTTGTCTTCTTGGAAGTCCAACACAACATCAAAAGCCTCAATGGACTTGTACTTGCCGATGTAGTATTTAGGTGTCTTCTTGCTCATCGTTAGCAAAGGTATCTTTTTTTTCTTTATGTCCCTCTTCGTGATAGTCTTCAAAATCATCCCAGTAGATGAAATGCCATCCCTCTTGATTATTCGCAGCCATAGTATCGTTTTGCTCGTTTTCTTGTTCTCTCTTGCTCTTCGGTTAGTGGGTAATCCATAAAACCAAAATGAGACAAGAAAGGGTTTTGGTAGTCATCTGGTTCTTCACCATTCTCTATCCTTGTCCATTTAGCTCTTAAAAGTTCTTTTCTTCCCATTAGTTACTAATTACTTAACTAAACTAATAACTATAACTATAACTACTACTATAACTATAACTAATTAACTAATTATAGTTAGTTAAGTTGTAAAAAATAAGCAATTACTACTAACTGACCAAATAATTTTTAAAAAAATTCCCCATAAGGCTTTTCGCGGAATCTTTGATTTAAGAGCCTTTCTCCCATTGACCTATACGCACATACCACTCGGCTATGTTGAGTGGCTTAAAACGCACATAAAGCACCTTAAAAGAGTTTTTGGAGTACAGTTCGGATGATAACCAAGAGGCATAGGATAGCGATAGTCCATCCAAGCAACCCTTCCCAACCAAACTTCTTTTCTTTGATGGGCTGATTCACAATCTTCACTTGGGTGACTGTAATCGTGTCAGAGGGGCAGTCAGCCTCTACCTTGACAAAATTGTCCCTCCATTCAATCTTTAGCTTTACTCGGTCTTGATAGATGGTTGTGTCTTTGTAGAGCATCAGAGTGTCTACCAGCCTTCGCTCCTTTGTGACTACAACTGTGTCCCGAACAACTACACTCTCTTGGAGCGTTTTCGCACCACCGCATCCACTAACTACCGCAAGAATCGCAATCGGGATTATCAATAGAGCAAGTCGGGTTAACGGGTACATTTTCCAAGTCATTGAGCCAATCATTGAAAGTTGAG